GACGTTTAGCTCAGGTCATAACTACCACAGTTAAACACGCGGTGGACGCTCAGGATCAAGCCGATTTTTACCTAACGCTAAGAGCTACGCCGCAAGCGAACTTCACGTCGATTACTTACCAGCTTACGAATCCAGAGCTAGACGATGGCGATCGAGATTCGCTTATTAACGTATTTATGGGCTTACCGCTTCGAATAAGTGACTTACCGCCTAACATGGCTTCGGGAACGTTTCTAGGATTCGTCGAGGGCTGGTCGTTTAAGGCTGCCTATAATGAAATCTCTGTAACTTTGAATCTTTCGCCGATAAGTTATTCGCTTCAAGCTATGTCGTGGCAAGACGTTTCCATCGCGGAATCGTGGAATACTATATCTGGGGTACTAACGTGGGAAACCGCGCTGGTCGTGGCATAAGGAGAATAAATGACAAACCCAACGAGCAACTTCGGCTGGCAAATGCCAACACCGACGGACTTAGTAACTGATTTACCAGCGGATTTTGAGGTATTCGGCCAGGCGGTCGATACCGATTTCGTTGATTTATTAGGCGGAACTACTGGTCAAGTCTTATCTAAGACTTCGGCGACTGATCTCGATTTTACATGGGTCACGCCTCAAGTCGGCGACATTACGGCAATTACAGTAACCGCACCTATTACAGGTGGCGGAACTACTGGCAGCGTTGGTATCGCAATTAGTGGCGCTACAACTAGCGCGGCGGGTGCGGTACAACTAAGCGATTCGACTTCAACGACGTCGAGCGTTCTAGCTTCGACGCCAACAGCTACTAAGTCAGCTTATGATTTAGCTGACGCCGCTATCGCTAAATCAGTAGTTACAACAGCGGGCGACGTTATTTATCGTAACGCAACAGTTCCAACACGTTTGGGAATTGGTACAGCTGGACAAGTTTTAGCCGTCAATACAGGCGCAACAGCTCCAGAGTGGGTTACTCCAGCCACAAGCGGATTCGTCGGATATTCAGGTTATGCCGCTGGCGGTTTATCGGTAGCCCATAACACTTATACGGCTTTACCAATGGATAATGAGAATTTCGATACTTCGTCGTTTCATAGCAACGTCACAAATAACACTCGCATAACTATTCCAACAGGAAAAGGCGGCTATTACCTTGTAACTGGCTTCGGTTATTTTGACATCGCTACAGGCGGAAAATCAACAGCGCTTGGAGTTCGTAAAAATGGAAGTGGCGGTCAGTATTACTTTACTGGCACTTATTCGACTAGCGCATATTCAGGCGTAACTTTTAATCAAATAATGGCTTTATCAGCTGGCGATTACATAGAGTTTATGTGTTATCAAGGCACAGGTGGATCGTTAAACTTTACAGGCGGTTCGACTGCTCAGAATCTATCCGTACAATTCTTAGGAGCTTAATTATGAGCCTATACGATCAAATCGTCGCAACTTATCCAGAACTAAAAGATAACGATCCTATATTCGTAAACGTAATTAACTTAACCGACGATTCAGACGGCGACGGGGCTTATATTTCCAAATGGGAATACGACAAGCCAATTCCTAAAGGGTTAAAACTCGGTAAATGAAGCTAACAAGCTATAACGGGTGGACGGCTTCAAAGGATCAAGCCGAAATCGGAATTAAGTCCTACGCAATACCAGGCACTCAGTTAAAGATTCGGTGCGCCGAAGCTGTTGCACCCTTAATTATCTTATTCTGTAAAGAGTTTAACGAGCTTATTGAGCCGCTAGATGGGGGTCAGCTCGACGACTGGGGATTTGCATTTCGTAACGTTAGAGGATCAACTGATCGTTTAAGCAATCACGCGTCTGGAACAGCGGTTGATCTGAACGCTACAAAACATATTTTAGGAAAGATCGGAACGTTTCCATCTGAGAAAGTTCCAATGATTCGCGCACTCGCTAAAAAGTACGGCTTATTCTGGGGTGGCGACTATAAGAATCGTCCCGACGAAATGCACTTTGAAATCAACGTAAGTCAAAAAAAAGTCTCAGAGCTAATCAAGGCGCTGGGGTTAGGAGAAAAGTAATGAAAGAGCTAAAGGCTATGGCTGCTAGTTATGGACGATCGGCGCTCGCAGGAGCGTTAGCGGTTTACATGACAGGCGAAACCGATCCCAAGAAATTGGCTTATGGGTTTCTCGCTGGCGTCGTTCCGCTACTAATGCGTTACCTGAATCCTAAAGACGTTACGTTCGGCGCTAAAACAGGTGAACGCTAACGACTGGGCGGCGATGGGCGTGGCTCTGGTCACGCTCTTAGCTGCATTTACAGGGGTTATTCGACACTTAGTTAAATACTATTTAAGTGAGCTTAAGCCCAATTCTGGGACAAGCGTAAAGGATCAAGTTTCGCGGCTTGAAAAGCGCGTTGACGAAATTTACAGGTTGATCATAAGCAATTCGACACGCCGTTAATTAGGCGTAAGGCTTGAAATTGTCAGACATTTAGTTCACCCTATAACTAGGGAGCGAATAAGTCGTTCCCTAGAATCGGGAGCTAAGATGTTTACTATATTGGAATTAGCGGCGGTAGTTATCGCCTGTAGTGTTGGATGGTTTCTAGTCGGCTGGACTATTGGTTACAAAGAGGGCGTTAAAGATGGCTTTAACCGCGGTCGAGCCGCTGGTATGAGAGCAGCTACAGATTACGTTCGTAGCTTGTAATGGCGATCCCACTAGAGGGTTATGAATCGGTCGCTGAGCGGATCGAAAAATTCTGGGTTAAATACCCTAACGGCAGAATCGACGTACAGATCATATTCCAGGACGGCACTCGTTACATCGTCCAGACTAACATTTACAAAGAGATAACCGATCCTTTACCCTTTGCGACAGATTTCGCTGAGGAAATTAGATCAAGCGCTAATCGTTTCCCGCTTGAAAACGGATCGACTTCGGCAATCGGTAGAGCTTTACATACTGGCGGCTTAAGCAAGTTTAGTGAGAATCAGAATCGACCATCGTTTGAGGAAATGAAGCGAGTCGAGCGCCCAATCGTTGCGGCACCTAAAGAGCCTGGGCTACCTAATGGCTCTTATGATCCCTGGGATATGACTCAAGCTGTAGCCGAAATTGGCGGAATACTTACAAGTCGATCTTGCGCTCATGGCGTAATGATCCGTAAAGAGGGAGTCGGAAAGACTGGTAAAGCCTATAAAGGCTGGGTTTGCCCAGACAATGTTAGGACATGCGCGACATGGGAATAACAAAAATAACGCTTACGAAAGACGAGGAAATTCAAGCGGCTGCGGCGGCTTTCATCTGTGAGTCTAAAGGCGTGGAAAATTACTACTTTCATGACCAGACAGCTCGAGGCAATATCCATGAGTCGATTCGTCGTACAGCTGAGGCTCTAGGAGCTGAGATAGCAGCGGCTCGATACTTCGGCATTACAGACTTTAAGCTCGAACTAGATAAGTTCAAGCTAAGAGCCGACATCGGGAATCGAATCGAAGTTAAACATACGAAATGGCTAGACGGACATCTAATTCTTAGGGAAAGAGATAGAGTCGAGGACTTAGCCGTATTGGTTTGCGGCGAGTCACCCAATTACTGGGTCAAGGGCTGGATACCAATTAGAGCAGCTAAGACAAGTCGGTTCAAGCATGACAAAGACGGCTCATACTGGGTCAGTCAACACAATTTAAACTCCATGTCGAATTTAAGAGAGAGCAATTATGGACAAATTGAAATTTGAGTGTAGGCGCTGTAGGCGCGAAACGCTACAGATCGAGCGCATAGTTACCGACTTACTTCCGCCAGGCGTTAAGACTCTGGAGTGTACGATTTGCGGCACTCTAGGAGTTTGCTTAGTAGGGAGCTCTAATGCCTAGTTACCTATACAGGTGCGACCAATGCGGCGGTGAGCTTGAGATGAGCCACTCAATACCCAGCAATAGCGATTTATCGCCGTTATGTTGTAGTTACCCTATGGCCAGAGTGTTCTCAGCTCCAGCCGTTATCTTTCGCGGTACTGGCTGGGGCGGTGATAAGTAATGAGTAATCCATCTATGAGAACAGTATTAGACGAACTAAGAGAACTAATCGCAAGGCAAGTCGAGGCTCAATTCATGCCACTACACGTTTGCCGAACATGCGACAATCTAGCCGAGGGTGCGTTAGTCGAACGTATTGTCGCAGCTATACGAGATGAGGACTAATGCCATTTGACAATAAGTATTACAGGATAAGTTCGAGCAGTTTCCTAGCCTTGTGCTGTAACGAGATCATGTTTAAATATACCTGTCGCAAATGCGGCGAAAACATGGGCTGCTATTACTGTGCCTTTAACTATGATGAGGCGCATGAGTGCGATGAATAAGGTTAAATTACTTGATCTATTCTGCGGCGCTGGGGGCGCTTCAATGGGCTATTCAATGGCTGGATTTGACGTAACAGGTATAGACGTTAAACATGGCAAACGTTATCCATTTAACTACATAAGGGGCAACGTTCGGGACTATTTAAACACCGACTATCTAAGTAAATTTGACGTCATACATGCGTCGCCACCATGTCAGACGCACTCAATCACTAAACATCTAAGAAACGCTCAGGGTAAGAGCACTAGCAAGATAGACATGATTCCCGAGGTTAGGGAAGCCTTAATTGCTTCGGGTAAACCTTACATAATTGAGAACGTGCCACTATCTCCACTAATTAACCCGATTCAATTATGCGGATCGTCTTTCGGGTTAAAGGTGCGTCGTCATCGTCTATTTGAGTCAAACATGAGTCTGGTCGGCTCAAGCTGTAATCATACAACGCGACCTATTGGAGTATATGGCTCACTCAATGATGAGATACCTAAAGGCGGTAAGACAGCCGAAACGATTGAGCAAGCAAGGGAAGCTATGGGTATTGAGTGGGCTATATGGGGTGAGTTAGTAGAGGCTATTCCGCCCGCTTATACTCATTACTTAGGACAACAGTTATCCACAATAATAAATAGTTATCCACAGCCTGTGGGAATCGCCCAAGATTATGCGTAGATATGGACATCGCTTGACTACATCGGTACGATCCACTCTCTCGACGAGAGCCCGACAGCGGGCTAGCTCGCGGCGAGTCCTACTAACGGGCGCACTATGTATTGTAGTTACAATACTCTCAGTCAATGAAAGCTTATGATGAGTAGCGCTGTAGATAATGGGACGAGTAGTCGATGGAAAAAGATTAGGTTACGGATACTTTCTAGGGATTCTTATTGCTGTCAACAATGCGGTAAAGATAACGGAAAGTTACACGTTGACCATATAGTGCCCAGGCGACTAGGTGGAAGCGATAATGACGATAATTTACAAGTATTATGCCAAAACTGTAATTTAAGCAAAGGTGGGCGTTTTTTTAGTATAGATAAAACACC